GATGCTGTTGCTACTAATTCACCTAAATTACTAGCCATTTATCCTCCTTTCTTAACCGAATAAAAGCGGAAATGCTTTATCAAGCGTGGTCTCTTTCTCTGATTCTTCTTTCTTCGTTTCAAAGGCCTTAACCATTAAATCAAAGTCAGACAGTCGCATCTGTTTAATTTCAAGAATCGTATAGCCTTGTTGCATCAACTCTTGAAACCAGATTAAGAGATTGTCACGCGCTTCTTTTGGGCTTATCCCTTTTTTTCGTCTTCACCCTCAAGGTCTTCGATCACTTCTTCTTTAATCCCAAGCGCTGCGAGATAAATTTTTTCAAGTGTTTTTAAAATCGCGATATCTGCTTGCTTCAAATCTTCAACTTTAAATTGACCGCCAAACATATCCACAAACATTTTGAGATATGCTTCATTAAGTTTGCGATTTTCTTTTGGATCATTCGCTTTCTTAGGGTCTTGGATAAGTGCTGATTGTCGCACGTTTTGCTCAGTTGCAAGGAGGTTATCCTCCACATTGATATATTCTTTGGTAAATTCTTTATCAACTCCACCGATTTTTAGCTTGATTGTGTACATTTCCTACTCCTTTAAATAAAAATAAAAAGCATGGAAATAAAATCCATGCTTAGAAAGTTGTTATCCTGCGCCTACAGACGATGCTGGTGCGGCGCTTACGACTTTGGGAAGACTGCAGCACGGAATTTTTCCAAATTAAATGCTGGGTTATCTTCGCGAGCGATGATCATTACATCGCCGTTTTCATCGTCACCACGCGCTACAAAGTTACCTGTTACGCTGTCTTCTTTAGGTGCTGGTGAACCGTCTTTGGTTTCAGTTTCCATGCCAGGAAGAGAGAATTTACCTTTAAGGAGACCGATCCAGATAGCTTTACCATCTTCTGTAGAAGTACGGAAGCAACAAGCCACATCTTTAGGAGTGAGGTTCTTGTTGTAGACTTCCATACCGTCTTTAACTTCGATACCGTACAATACTTTACGTGCTTCTGTAGGCAAGTCAAGCACTGAAATTTCCAATTGTGTACCAGTGATACCAGATGACAATACTACGTATGGCCCATCATCGGCAGCAATCGTTACAAGTTCGTTCGTGATATCAATCTTAGCAGACTTCATACCAGTCAATTTCATAGTTGTAGGGACTTTATTTTCTGATGTTACTTCACCAAATTCAAATCCACGCAATCCAAATTTAACTTTAGACATTCATTAATCCTCGTTTCTTAATTTTTCCAATTGCCAATCAAAAAAACGATACTTTCTTACATTCACTAGTAAGTCAATATCGTTATCTCTGTATCTTGGCAGTTCATTTGTTGTGTAACGTTCAAAACCGTTACTTTCTAAAATCTTATCCATCAATTCAGCAATCTGTTCAGACTGCTTTGCATTTAAACACCAATAGTTGATTGTGATCCTGTGTTCAGTCGAGATGGCTTTATCATCTGCAAACTCAACATCATTCTCATAGGTTGGATAGATACGCATGAAGGGAGCAAGCTCCTTACTCAAAGCGTTTGTAGGGCGCTCTGGGATATCGTAAGTAAAAATGCCTTGCTTAAATCCAAGGCCAAATTTCTTCCCTCGTAGCTTATCGAGTAAGCTATTCAGTTCTTCATCATTGCTTAATAACTTATAAGCTATTGTTTCTACTGTCACAATCCCAATCCCTCCTTTACTTTAGTTGCGTATATTTCTTTAACAATTGGTGTTGCTTCATTAATTGTTCTTTCTTCAAAACCTTGTGCTTTTTGGTATTTTGTACCATCGTCTGGAAAGTGTATCCGCCAGCCTGTAGCACGACCGAAGCCAATATCTTTTGATATCAAACCGTGGTCACCACCTTTAAAACCTGTGACTTTCGTATCATCTTTGGCATGGACATTATCCATAACGTAATAAACGGGAGTATTTCTTTTCAAAATCTGTTCCGTTTCATCTGCTGCTTCCTTAACCGCAGATCGTGCAGCTTTCGGAGCTTTAACTTGCAATTCATTCAGTCGTGATAAAATCTGATCCAGACCTTTTGTCATGTGCGCCTCTTAATGCTGATCTTATCCATGTCAAATGATGATTCATCCACATCGACCGATACGATATCATATTCAAACCCGTTAAATTCAACATGATCTGAGCTATCAAATGGTCGTTGTGGATTATGACGAATGTACAAAGTTTTCAACTCACTTGAAGAAACAATCCCTTTAGCTTTCTTGTTGGCCGTCTGATTCGCTCCCTCTTGAAAGTCTTTCAAGGAAGTCTTAGCGACCTCTGCCCAGCAAGTATAGAGGTTTTTGCGAGATGGGGAGATAACCTCACCATCTTCGTTTTGACCTCCGATTTCACGGAAGAATGTTACTCTGTGATTCATCTTTCTTGTTATCATCGAGTTCCCTCCGTGTTCTTAATTGATGGATAATATTAAGTACACCGTTTGCCAGTCCATGACGTTGTGTGTCAGCAGACAAGCCACGATGCTCGTATTCCTCTTTTACCTGCTTTTTAACTGCAAGCGTAAACTTAGCATATTTAGCTAATTCTTGAGGAGTTACATCATTGCCAATAGCAAAACAGATTTCATCTTCTGCAGCATCAATCATTTCTTCAAGCATTTGATCCTCAAAGTCAAAATCAATCTTACAGTAAAGCTTTACATCTTCTAAATCCGTTACAGCCATGCTATCACGCTCCAATCAAGGCAAGTAGTTGCTCTTTTGTTTGTGACGAACTGTACGTGATTTCTTTGCTATCGAGATAAGCCATGATGTCGGCTTTGGTGCTACTTGCGGTTGGTACTGCTAGAGTAACCGCAGACCGTGAGACACCCCCGCTAGTTGGGGGAGTATTAGGGCATAGTAACGAAGTAACCAGCTTTCGCATCTGCTTTTTTAACATCAAAGCGTACAACTGCTTGCAAGTATTGACCGTAGATTTCATTATCAGTCCAGCGAAGACCAAGCTCTTGACGATCAGCAAAGAGTACAGCGCGTTGGATATCACCGATAAACGCATGAGCTTCACCAGCGCTTCCAAACGCTTCGTCTGATACTACGAATACTGGATGACCAAGGAAGACTTTACCAGATGCAGAAACGATTGAATCTTGAAGAAGGTAACGACCATTCTTGTCTTTCAAAGTGTCCAATTTTTGGTAGAACGTTTGAGAAACAACAAATGACACGTTATAAGCTGGATCAAGGTTCACATTCAAGATTTCCTTGATTGCATCCAAATCAGCAGCAGTCTTAGCTTCAAAGTCTTTCAATACAGTAGCGATCGCATCGTTAGTAGTATTGACTTTGATTTGGTTAGCTGCTTCTGCAACAATTGCCAAAAGGTCAACATCTGCATCGTCAATAGCTTCTTGAGACAATGGAATTGCACCACGGTAAGTTTTAACTTTCCAGTCAACTCCTGTAAATTCTGGTTTAGCAAGAGCTGGGTTCTTTTCCAATTCTTCAACACTGGCCATCTTAGATGTAGCTTTCTTCAAGATTGGGTAAGAGCCTTCACCTTTAGATGCTTTATGGATAGTCGCGAATTGTTTAAGGTCAAGGACTGTCTTAACTTCGCGCATTGGAGTAGTAACAATTTCCTTGCTAGTTACTTTTTCAGTGTTTGATTTTTTCAATCCATCTTGTGTTGGATTTACCGCTTCATTCATAGGGATAAGAAGGTCTTTTCCTTCAAGTTTCAACTGCGCATCAGCTTTCGCACCCTTAGTACGGATGTACTCATTTACTGCTTCACGGTAAGATTTAGTTTCTGCTTTTACTTTATGAGCTTTACCAGCTTCGCTTTCATCGTTACCAGCTTCTGCAAGCTCGTAAGACTTCAAGTCGTTTTCAGCTTCTTCTTTTTGAGATTTCAAAGCATCAATATCAACGCGAAGTGCACGCGCTTTTTCAAGATCTTCAGTATTCAAGGCAGATTTTAATTCTTCTGTCTTAGCAGCGATTTCTGCGCTAGCTTTTGCAATTAGCGCTTTAATCTGTTTCATTTTTTCTGTATACATACCTTTATTTCTCCTTTCGGTATTAAAAAAGAGCTTAAAGCCCTTTGAGTAATTCTTCTTTTTCAATTTCTCGTAGCATATTTTTAATTTCTGACTTACGCTTGCTACGGTTAGCGTAGAAGTCATCAATAACCGCTTGCGGTAACAATCCATTTTCTAGGCTTGCCACTGCTCCGACATCGTCAAAGGACATCACTTCATCCGCAAATCCCTTTTCAACTGCTTCACTAGCTGACATATAGGTTTCATTTCTCATCATGTCAAGAATTTCTTCTTCTGATAAGCCAGTTTTAGCTACATAAGCGTTAACGATAGCTCGATCGCTTGATTTTAGCGCATTAGATGCTTTATCCAGATCATCACTATTGCCAGATACATAACCATAAAGCGCCTTGTGGATCATGATCTGTGCTGTTGGACTGATAAGAACTTTATCAGCACCCATAATCGCTACACTTGCAGCACTCGCAGCCATTCCAGTCACTTCTACAGTCACATTCCCAGAATAGCTTTTTAAAGCTGTATAGATTTCACTACCAACTGTGACAAGTCCACCATTTGAATTAACTTCCAAAACGATGTCGCCATTGTCTTCTGGGAAAGCATCTGTGATAGATTTAGCACTTACTGCTTCCAAGCCAAAGTAGTCGTAGGCTTCTTGGCTATTATTCGGAATTAGTGGCCCTTTCATCTTGATTCTCTTTGCCATTTTTATTCTCACCCCCTTTCATTGCTTGATATTCCTCTTTCTTATCAAGGAATACATAGTTCAAGCTGGATTGGTAACGATCCATGTTAGGATCAGACGAACGCTCTTTACCAAGCTCCACGCGCCCCTCATTGGGTGTGATGACTTGGTTAATAATCAACTTCGTGATTTCGTCTACGTTTCGACCTGTAACGCTTCGAGTGTCGAACTCGATTTTAAACAGTTTGCGTTCTTCATCGCCCAGAACTTTAAGAGCCAGTTCACTCGTGATAGCATCAAAATAAAATGGCAAGTCGTTCGCAACATAATCCTCAGCCAACTGAGCTACTGACTGGTTAGGGCTGTTCACACCCAGCTTATAACTAGGTACTCGCAAGGCTTTCGCGATCTGTGCGGTAGTAAAGTTATTAGATGTGATTAACTGTAAGACATTCGTATCAATCTCAAGTGGTGTATATTCCTGCGTATCATCAAATACCAACGGACTGCCACCAGTTGACCCCTCACGCATCTTTTCAAAGTCCATGCGGGCTTTTTTACGTGCTTCACCGTTCAACTGAGCGCCCTTTAGCTTGATAATTCCGCTAGAGAATCCATCACGGAAGAACTTAATCAATGTATTCAGCCCACCGTCTTGCAAACTGATCTCGCTACCAAGTGAAAGCAGTGGAGACCGTCCTAAAATAGTGTCATGACTAAAGAATTTCCAGTGGATGACATCTTCCGCTTTACATTCAATCGCCTTGCCCGTTAAACGGTCACGGAAGGTATATATCAGTCTGTGGTCGTTCGTCTCCTCTACAGTCGTTTCTGAGGGTCTGAAAAACTGAAATTGAAGAGCTTTACCAGTTTTGGGGTCTCGTAAGATTCGAGAGAATGAATTGCCCGTTAAAATCGCGTTGACGGTCATAGCGAACTTCCATGTCCGTGCTGACACATTACCAGTCGATTTAACATTTAAGAGATAGTTCAAATCCGCATCTTGCTCGATATTCCCCGTGAAGTCTTTCTTCAATAGTGGGAATCGTGCGATATCCCCAGCGATGATAGTGACTGCCGTTAAGATATCGCTGTTTTTTAACGCAGAAATTCCTGTATATTCTGGGGAGTAGTTACCAGATAACACGGAAGAAATATAATCATCGTAAGAGGGCTTGGTTGGTCCCAATGGTTGAAAGAAACTCATATAATCTCACCTCCTTTCTATCCATTGAAATCAATGTTTCTTATGTTTGAGTTCGAGTTGTCTAATTCTGTTTGCTAAAACTTCAATGACATCCACTGTATCTTGAGTAAATTTAAAGACATCATTCTCTAAATACTCAATACGTTCTAGTAGTTCGTATTTCTTCTTGATTCGTTTCTTCATTGCGCACCTCCCCGATCAATGTAGATCGCTAAAATAATTAGGATCAGTCCAGTCGAGATAAATCCAACCACTGGATTAATCAAGAAAAGACCGTAAATTAAAAACCCTATGCCGATCAGCAATAGGATTGTGTGTATATATTTCAGTAAGATCAAAATAGGCTACCTCCTCCCAATATTTTCTCGTTTGTCCAGTAACCAGACCCGTCAAATGGTTCAAGGTAGCATACTGCATAAGCATCTAATAGAGCATCTAGTGGGTCGATTTTATTGCTATTCTTATCCTTATCAATACGCATACCGTTATTATCGACTTTGACACGCGCATTATTGATAGCCATAGTTAGTAACTGATTTCCAGCGTGCTTGATAGTACCTTTCAAGACTTCATCACGTAGCTGTCTGGTTGGCATATTCAAGACCATTGTGTTTTGTCTGACTTCAATTAATGGCCATTCTGGATGTCGTTTCTCGATCATCGCAATTAATGAGCTGAACTGGTAAGGGTCAAAGCATATCGCTTGTAATTCCCATTCGTTCATATAGATCATCTCTTCCAACTTCTCAAGGACACGCTCATCATCAATCACACCACTTTCAAGTGTAGTGATTTCACATTCCCCCATACGTTCTAGGTTGGTATAAGAGACGCCGTCACGCTTTTCTTTGGCCACCAAACCGTATTTTGTAGCTACAAAGGAAAAGCTATCACAAAACCAATAATCGTCCATCTGTACCATTGTGGATATAGCAAATAAGTCGTTAACCTTACCAACATCGACACCAATCCACACTCTGCGCTTGCGTGTGTTTGGTTTTTCATCGAGTTTAGC